ATCAAACATTCTTTGATAATCTGCATAAGCGATATCAGCTATCTTGCAAGGGGGTTGGTGTCCCTCCTTCAGCACATGAATCACCTTACCAGATCGTTTGTTATAGGTACCCCTTGCTTGTGCATCCCACTCTACAATGTCTCCAACGTCAAACCGCTGTCCCATAATTAAACCTCAAAAATATTAGGCCATCGTTTTAAGAATCCTGCTCGGACCATATCCATAATTTCAATCATTTGAGAATGGGCTTTGTTGTTGACCATTGATGATCTCAGATTGAAGATGTGTAACCATTCCCTGATGTTCGTGGTAATGATAATCTCAGTCTTTAGACTGTTGGGTAATACACTCCTTGCTTGTTGGGGAGTAGCATTAAATTCAAGCAATGCCATGTAGGCAATTTCTGCTTGTTCACATGCACCTTTCCACATTTCATACTGAAAACTGTCTTCAGCCCAGAAACAAGGATGGATCACAGTAATCTCTTTACCAAATTTCTCTTTGCTGTAATTAGCATACCTGGTGCTTTCCTGAGAAAAGGAGCATATCCGGTGTCTTACCAATTCATGAGTTACTCCTCTGTCACAGATGATCCGGACGGAGATAGACATGTGTTCTATGACACTCTCATGTTTAGTTTTTCTTAATCGCTTATACAGGTCTAATGCTGTACCTGGTGCTATCTTATCTTCAGACTTATAACAAACCCTTGCAGCCTGTTCAAACAGGAGTAGCATCTCTTCTTCGGTCTGCTGGGTTAGGATCTCATAGTTGGGTTTGATTATTTTCAATGTATTCTCTTTTGTTATGGGTACGCCTAATGATTAGACGTATCCTCGCATTATGGTTTTTTGTCTTCTCCCATACCATCGGTGACCAAGGCGTAAACCACAGCACCGATGACAATGAAGAGACACACACTACCTGAGAAGCTAAAAATCAAAACAACAACTGCGCCAATCAGAAATAGTGCTATAATGTTGGCCAGAATTTTTATATTCTCCCAGCACTGTTTCATTGCTTAACTGGAAAAGAGAGTGTCACCTGTCACTGCTCCATCCTCTTCTGTAAGCATGTCAGCATCACCAAAGAGACTGGTACCTGAAGATTCTTCTTCAACCAGTTCAGGTTCTTCCTCGTCAACCGTTTCATTTACCACTTCCGGTTTTGTCTGGGAAACTTTAGGAGGTTTGGGTTTGGGTTTTGCTACTCTGGGTTCAGCAGCTTCGGGTGTGATTGTTATAAGATTTGACAGTTCAATACTGGCTGTCATTCCTGATGGTGCTCTACCTGCAGTGAAAGTGATTTTAGGCTCTGTAGATCCTAGGCACAGTCCCTGGTCTTTAATGTAGGCAACCACCGCTGTTTCCATCTCGGTCTGATCCAAGGTAATTTGCATGGACTTCCTTTTTATATCTCAAAAATGTTTTGGGTTAACTTACTTGTTGAGTTGGTCTTTGAGAGTTTTAGATATCTTAAACTTCAAGGTGTTCTTTGCAGCTACCTGTACAGTTCCCCCGGTAGCTGGGTTACGAGCAATCCTTGCCGGAGAGGTAGCAGGTTTGAAAATACCAAACCCATCAATTTGAACAGTATTCCCTTTCACTGCCTGACTAACTATTTCAGTAAAACAGGCGTCAATAGTTGCTTTTGTTTGTACCTGTGTTGCTCCGGTCTTAGTTGCTACCCTCTTAATCAGGTCTTTTCTAGATGACTTCATAATCTCTCTTTTTATTTTTGGTTCATGTATAGGGGAGACATGCTCCCCAGTAAGGTTTTAGTTAAACAGCTCTGTGGTGGGAGCTTGTTTACCTGTCTGGCGTTTGGCTGCTGGAGCACCTTTCTTGATACCTGTTTTAGATGCTTTATTCCGAACCTCACCATCCCACCGATCTTTCCATTTACCCATAAATACAGGGGTGGTTTCTCCTGCTGCAATCTCTACACTGGTGAGTTTGTCAGATGCCCTGAAGAATTTGTCTACTTCGTTCTCTGTCCGGGTCTCTCCGGTAGGCATGTACTCGCCGGAATTGGGATCTTTGGCTCGTTTGTCCACAACCTGGTTAATGACACCAGCATAGACTTCTTTGCCAATCAAGGGCATGATCATATCCACTTCGGTAGGGGTTTCCTTCTTCAGTTCATAATCGTATAGATTGATGGTTTTCTTTTCAGTGTTCAGATTACCAATCTGTTCACCCAGGGTGATCTCACAAAGGGAATTTGCCATATTGAATCCCGGCAGGTGCTTCTTCTCTTTGGTTTTCTTGTCAATGTAATAGTTCTTACATCCTTTGGCTTCACCGCCTGTCAGGTAGAACTGCGCTCTGAGTTGTTCCTTTTTGGTTCCCTCAAGAAGAGTATTCAAGGCCATAGCCTTACCCTTTGACAGGGTGATATAGGCCAGTTTAACCTTCATGGGGTAAACCCCTGAGTCCAGTATGCTGAACCCACCAACGGAGTCAGAATCCCCTTTTACAGTTTCGTCTGTTTTAAGTACATCAAGTAATGCCATTGTATTTCCTTTAGTTATAGAATTCAATTAAGCGATCCATGAGGATCTGCGCGTCATTGTCAATAAATGTTTCGGGTACGGACCACATACCCATAGGGGATCTCATTCCCCGTTCACCAATGGTTTCTTTGGTGAGTCTGGTTTGGAATACATGCTTGTAGCCCAAAAGTTCATCATCATCGGTAATGGTTAATAGAGGGTTTTTGTATTTCTCCAGGAATTCCAGGGTATGTGTTCGGGCAGTTACGATAGTAGAGAAGAATGCCTCAATCCCATTTTTAGCCAAGGCACCTTTCACAGGTATTCTTTTCTCCATCTGCATGGTCTGTTCATTCAGAACCTTTTCCACATGAGCTGTAAATATCACATTCTTCGTAGATTTTGCTACGTAGTCCTGCATGAGGTTTCTGAAGTACTCCCCATAATCGCCCCAGGCCTTCATGGTGTCTGCAGCAGGGCAGATATGCACTGAATAGAACATATCCATGAGGAAGGTAGTAGAATCAATAATTATCGTATGCAACTCAGATTTCTTTTCTGCTGCTTCAAAACCTGTGTATACTTCATACGGGTCGGTGATAGTTATGCCACCTTTCCAGAAAGAGTTCTTGAAGCTGGTCTTTTTCCCAGCTTCGCAATTTAGGTACATAACTCCTTCGGGATTTTTCAGATTTCGTAATGATGCAGTTTTACCTGCTATAGCTTCACCACAGATCATTACCAGGTTGTCATTGGTATTTGACATGGTGCCTCCTTATTTTTAATGATTGGCGTGAGAAGACAGGACTTGAACCTGCAATAATAGGTAGCGACCCTACTGCCTTGCCATTAGGCTACTTCTCACATATTTTATTTTTGGATAGAATCCGCAGAAACTGCTGGAGGTAGTTAGATCGTTTTATTTTTATCAGCGATTTTACGGGTAACACTATAGATCATAGTGCTTTCAATCTCTTTTTTGGTTAATTTATCTGGCAGCTTGCTGTTCATGGCAAATACGTTGTCTCGTATATCCTCTATGGGGTACCCCAAATCCATGAGCATGAAAGCATACCGGGTAAGTTGGTGGTTACGATTACCATTCTTGGTGCTTGTAATAAACCATCTTTCCATATTGGTCATGGATTGATAGGTAGCTACAAACTCTTTCCTCTCATCGTTCTTGGTGGTTTTAGGGATGAACAAACGAGCATCCATGAGTTCCTCTCCGGTGCTGTATTGATATCCTCCCTTGTGGGATAACCATTTACGGCATCTATCCACACCACCTGTGTCAACGTCAAAAGGTAGCCATTCATAGATGTTTCGCATGAACTGTCTGTATTCATGCATGTCCAGCTTCAGGTGGTAATTTAGGGGTAGTATGACCCTGAAACGGTGTTCCTGGTTGGTATGCCTTTTGGTGGTATAAAGCAGGTATTTATATTCTTTGAGCAAAAGCTGTACTTCTTGGATCGTGGTTCCTTCGTCAACATCTAAAACCACCATATCAAATCCTGGTACCATATCGTCTTCACTTCGGTGACCATTTGAGCTGTGGTGATTGATCCAGTGCTTCATAGGCTGCTGAGTGAGTTTATAGAGCTGTTCCCACGGAGCCTGTACGTTTGTATACCCATCGGCTATATCATCGCTGTATGAGAGCAGGAGATGCTTTAGATCGGTTTTCTGTAAGGTCTCGCCGGTCAGGAATTCAATCCCACTTACATGGGATCTTTTAATTACGATATGGTTCTTGTGTCCCCAGGCAGTAGCATATAACAGCAGATCCTGTTTAGCTGACATAGATCCCCTGTAAAAGGGTAAATCCTCTGCCAGATCCACATGGGTTACTTCATGACCAACTGTCCCCAGGTACTTAGCCAATTTGACGTAGGTATGATCCCGGGACAGGATTTTATCAAAAGCCTTTCCAGATTCTTCAACCATACAGATTGCATGATAATAATTTTCTTCAGTAATTTCGTCATTACCATCAACAAAGGCATAAGACCCTGCAAGCTTCAATGCTTTAAAGTACCTATGGGCAAGTTCTGCTCTGGCTACATCTTGATGTTCACCAAACTTATTGGCCAGTTCTTCACAAAGCATCCGGTATTCAATGATCAGGATACTTACTTTCTTAGACACGGTAATTTTCTTGTTATGGTTCACAGGGCTTGCCAAGCTACCCAGGTGAAGTGCTGTATCTTTCAAACACTTACTGGTATTGGTATCTGTGAGGATGTCATACACTTCTTCCGGAGTCAGTAAAGAGTCCTTCTGACGTTCGTTAGATAAACCAAATAAACAACGCCTTGCAAATCCGGTAACCAACAAAGAATAAAAATCTTCTTCTGTTTTGCTTCCATCAAATAGTTTAGATGGTGTACCATACACCAACAAGTTAGCAGGGGTTCTACCCTTGATTTCTTTACTCCTGGTGTTCTCCTTGGAGTTCTTAATCAGTTTTTGCTTAATGTTACCTACATCGTAGAGTTCCAGGTATGCAGCAAAAGCATCCATATTGGCTGAGAGGTTGGCTCCTATCTCATCAATTTCCATATTCATGGATCCAATACCAAGCATCAGGAGTTTCTGTTGTAACTGCTTGATAGCTGGTGCTCCTGAAGCAGAGTCAAAGGAAAAAAGTAATTCTCCTAATGATTTACACTCTTCTTTCACTTTATCAAACATTTCCGTTTCGTCTTCATTCTGAATATTGGCTCTGTGTAATGCGATCTTGGCCAGACGCTCTTCAGTTATGATGGGAAGGGTTTCAGTTTCAAAAGCAGTTTGAAATACGTTAATAAGTTGTTCCTCAATGATTCCTGTAGCAAAACCTTTACCGTGCCCTGATGTTGCCAAATTTACGACATACTGGTTAACTGGAATCTCACCCCTGTCTTTCGTAACCACTCTGACTCTCATCGTCGCTGCGATTTTTGCCAGGTAGTAACTCAGGGAGGTACGGAAGAATTCAGGATTATCATTTTGGGTCATCTTACAGAGTACATCTGTTAATTTGGTTAAGGTGGGATGAAAGGCAAGTGTGTTGAAATCTCTCACAATAGCTCCTTATGGCATTTGTAAGATCCCCTGTGCTATGTAGTCATCTTTTTGGGTACATAGATCAAACACGTTACAGTACCCGCATCTTTTGACTACTCCGGGGAATTCCTTAACAATACCCACACCACCATCTTTGGTGAGTCGGGCATAAGCTAAATGGGGATCGTCAAAATTTGCAGTACTACGGGCTGTTTTTTCGGGGTTCTTATAATATTTGTATTTTGGTTTGGTTTGCCACAACTCCTTGGGATTACAGAGTGGCAGATTTGCTTCGGGTGTATGAGTGAGTGATTCAATTAAACGAACCCTTTCCTTAACCCAATTGTCCGTCTCATGCAAGGACATTAAATTAAGTTTTTTTGGTAAGATTCTTTTTTGTGGATACCCACTCTTCTTTTTAATATTCGCTTGAAGCTTTGACCAGTCAGTAAAAATTTGCTGGATTATCATGTAATCGCAGGTAATTATGTCTGGATTGAGCCAACGATAAATACTCCCCTGGAGGATCTGTTCTTCATCCTTGCCCCCTTGCATGTATCCATACACACCCATGGATTTAAAATCTTCAAGGATACCTTCACCCACAAAGTCAAATTTACCCCCTATGGTGAATGATCCTGCTTTTTTGTAAGCTCTGCGTTCCATATAAACTGGTATAATATCAGGATACTTTTTCAAATCCACTGGTTCAGGATTCACCCTTACTCGTTTTATAACTTTATCCGGATGCCCTAAAAGCCTGAGTGCTTTATTGTATGCACCCAACCAGGCATTCTCTATACCTGAATGAATTGCTGTACCCATACGGCTTGGCACATAGCGTGAGATATCTACCACATCGTCATCGCCTGATTCCTGTGCTAAGGCCTTTTCTCGTTGATCCAGTACAATCATACGTACAGGTTTCAAAAGGCCTGTAGCAGACAGATAAGGCCCTTTCACAGGTGCATGATCATAGTCATCCGAGGCCAACCATAGAGCTACTGATAAGCTGTACCCCTCTTCATTGGTTAATCTTAATCCCATAGGGACTCCTTTTATTATTTCATTTATGAAAACACTCGCAAGCTCGCTGGAGGCGAGTCCTCCTATGAACCAAATAAAAAAGACCATAAGGTCTTTTCGAGATATGTTTGACAATTATTTTGCAAAAAACAAACAAAAACGCTGGACAATCAAATCACAGATCTGATAACAAGTGTTAAATGCTCCCGTAGCCATATCACCGAGCCGATATTCAGATGCAAAAGCCGACATTGTACGACCA